GAACATCGACAATATTGCTCTCATATTCGGGAAGCGTTGCTATTTTTGTTTCGGGGTCAACAATGGAATTTCCCTCGCTGTCCTGCACATCTCTGACATTATCCGCTCCGCCCGCTTCTTCAATAGCCGTGATTCGTTCCTCGTGATCTTCTACCTGTGCCGATATTTGCTCAACAACAGAGGGGTCTGATTCCGGGAAAGGCTCTCCGTCAAGCATACCCGTAGGCTCTACCGTGAATTTCGCAACATTCGTTGTAATTCTCTTAATCACATCGCCGTTGTGATATTCGTTGCCGTGAAGATATACCGTCCATTCGCCGCTTGATAAGTTAAGGTGATCCTCTTCTCTTACCTCATCATCCGTGAGCTGAACGGAATATCTCTCATCCCCTCTTGCAAAGTGGGCATATTTAACAAGCCCGTCCCAATCTGCCGTTAAGAATGAGAATTTCGCCGTCAGATAATCAATAGTATCTGCGGCTGCGGCGGCTTTTACTTTGAGATTCTGCCCTTTTACGAAGCCGAATATCATATCACCACTCCTTTACATAGTTTCCGTGAATCCAACGGGGCAAATTCGGTGAAATACGCAACCATTTACCGCTCCTGCCGTAAATTGTTATCCCCGACCCTGCTTTCAGCTCTCCGACTATCTTATGATTCGTTCCCGCTCCCGCTCTGATATTCACATCGTCCGTGATCGTTCCCGTTTTCAATTCGAGATACGGCGTCGGGTCATAGTAATACCGGGTTTCTCCGCAGAATGTACCTGTAATATAGCCCTCTCCGAGATTCACGGGAGCTGAAATATCGAAATGAAGGTGACTGCCGTCTGAATTCCCGTTCGTCGGTCTGCCGTAAACGCCGATTTCCTGACCTCTCTTGACCCTGTCGCCTTTCTTCACCATATTATGATTGTGCATAAGGTGCTGATACCTTGTTACAAGACCGTTATCGTGCCTTATAGCAACAAAAGTGCCCATTCCTGCCGTTCCGCTGCTATTGTTAATGCTCCCTACATTTCCCGTAGCGATTACAACGCCGCTATCATACGCAAGAATCATCGGCGTTTCTGCCGTGCTTTTCGGGATAAGGTCATCGCCTTTATGCTTTTTCCTTCCGCCAAACGGGCAAGTACATTTGACTTGCTTTGTTCGCATAATCTCTCTTTTACAGTTGATTATCGTCATTTTCGTACACCTCATCGCTGAACGGCTTCTCGTATGTCATCGCTCTTTCGCTGTCTCCGATACCCTTAGTGGTCGGGTCGATAAGAACACCGAGCACGGAAAGCATTGAAATTATCGCATAGAACGCTTTTACCGCCATTTCTTCTGCTACCTTTGGTACAATATCCAGCAAAGACAAAACGGCATAAATAACCGTTATAATTGCAGGAATAACCGTGAGCCAAAATGTTTTGTTTCTGAATCGTACTCTGAAATTCATTATAACACCTTCTCCTCTAACTCTGAAATGCGGTGATTTGCCACCTTGATTTGCTCCTCGATTACCGGGATTTTTTCGGCAAAGTTGTTATGCTTATCAACCTTTTTCTCAAGTTGCTCTATTCGGTAGGTAGTGAGCTTTGCGCTCGCTACAATCCCGCCGAAAGTGCCTATTGCCGTCCCGATCAGTGCTAATACCCCGTCTGTTAATTCGACCAACTTCACGCCCCTCTTTCATACGATAGTTCAGGATAAAAACTGTAAGTAATCTTACTTGAGAATGAATCTGCGGTTATTCTCTTGTTTTTCAAAATCATCTTCATTGCGTGAGCACCCGCAGGCGACCAATCTGACAAAAGTTTATCGGGGAGCTCCTGAGGATATATGAAGATATACTCGTGCTGCAATACATAATCCGGGTCATCAACTCCGTCAACAATTATTTCGTTTGATAATTTTTCGATTTCTTCTCGTGAAGCGTCCCACACACGCTCATAATCGAAAGTATCTTCTTTTAGCATATGAAGATTACCGGCAGTTGAATATCTTGTTGAATCAGAGAAATCCCAACTATCATCATTCCCAAAGCCCCAACGCTGACCATAGACTAAATCATAATAGCCGTATTGGTATATAGGGCTACCCGGTAAGCCTGAATTATTCATCAATCTGTATATTGCGGTTGAGAACGAATCCGGACCGCCTTCAACACCTGTTGCCATTGCAGTATAAGGCAATGAGCTGAATATTTTGAGACTGCTCTTATCGTGAACATATATGTAGTCGCTGTTAAGCGGCTGCCTACTGTTCACTAAGATATACGGCGCATTTCCCGTTATGGCTACTCTGAGTTCGCTATCAACTATCAGAGCGTCTTGTATGCTATCCATAACACCGCTATGATGATTCAATTCTATAACCGCTTCATAGCCTGTTACTTCAAAGTTAATATCAACGCCTGACGGTATAGTTTCTTCATAAGTATATATGCTTCCGTTAGTGCAGTATCTCCACCTGAAATGACTAAATGTCCTATCGTTATATCCAAATTGATAATCAATATACGGCGAAAGCCTGGTATCCCAAGTCTTTCGGCTGCTGTCAAATCCTGCCGGTTTTTCATTATAGCCGAAAAGAGTATCTCTTCCTATATCTACCGATATTGGATAATGAGCGTAATTACACAACTCGTGCAATCGAGCTGAAACGGGTCTTATCGATATACCAAACTTGTTATCCATTCTGGCGAATCCCGTACTTAAAACAACATCGGGAACATCAGCTAATGACGCATATACATTTCCGTTGCTGACGGTTAAGATATTATGTACAGTTATCTTTTCGGTGTCCCTAACAGGCACAAAATTATTTATCGCTCCGATGAGCGAAACTCCTGTATAAGTTATAATTTTGGCTTGCCTATCAATATCTCTGTTAAGGATTTTTCCGCACCAATCTGTTTTTGCGGTTCTGTAATTCTGGTAGCCTATTGACCGTGGATTATTTGACCCAAGCTGCACAAAACACCCTAATTCTATAATATCCTCGCTCGATGATGTCTTGAACGAAAACTCGTTGCTCCCACAATCGTTTTCGATGCCATAAGAACAATCATACGAAACAATAGGCACCGTCTTAATTGGTGAGAAATTTGTATTTTCTCTTACAATAACATAATTCAGAACGGTAGCCCCCTCATCGTCAAGAATGTAATGATAGCAGTTCCGTCAGTTCCCGTAGTCCCTGCATACGGGTCAGCATTCGTGTTGTTGATAAACCGGAACGCATAGCTGCCTTGATTGTTTCTTTTCATTGCAGGCAAAAAGGTCGGAAACCATTCTCCCGCCACATACCCGTTGAAGCTCGCATTATTGATATTGAATGTGCTCCCTTGCATAATCTTTCTGTAATGGTCGCTTGTGAATAGATGCCCATATCCTGATGTCGGCAAGGTCACTTTATAACTTGCGGTGTGCCAATCTTCTCCGGTTTCAAGGTTTTTCCACTGTAAATGGATATATTCCTTATCGAGATTCCCGCAATCGATATTCATTCTTGTAATCACCCTAATATCGACATATGTAGTGTTTGTCTTACTTGACGGGATTGCAATCATTGATTCTTCAATCCAGAACGGCTCTCTCGAATAGAATGACACAACAAGCCGCCTTTTCCCATTTTTGTCATAATCAACTGCGCTAATTCCTACGCAGTTGCAGTACATATACATCCTTTTAACTGTGCCGTCTTGTTTCGTCATCATTCCCAATAACCGACCTTCTTTTCCGCTTTCCGTGAGCCACAATATTTTTTCCATTGTGTCCGAATACGCTTCGTCAGATGTGAAGACCATAGTTAAATTGAATGATTTGTCTTGTGAATGAGCATAGCCGCTCGCAACCTGATATGAGAAAATTTCCGCAGGAACCGATGTAATTACATTCTCTTCGTTGTTAAGGTCAACATAATTTGAACCGCTAACTCCGTTATAATTAGGAACATCATACCTATACAACTTAAACATTCTGCAATTTCAGCTCCCTTGCATTCGTTATTTCAGCACCCATTCTCGCTCTTCCCGTCTTCAACAGAACAAGCAGCTCGTGGACTTCATCTTCGACATTATATTTCTTTGTATAGTATATTGAGCTTGTTTGCGCATTCGCCATGCCTATCCCTGCGGCGTTTACCTGCATTTCGGGTGATGTTGCCACATCGGAAAAATTGAATGATTCTTCCATTTGCCTGCGGAGCTTGCCTTCGTTATCCTTGATTCCCTTCGTGAATAGGTCAATCATATCGGGTGCGTATGTATGGAAGTTCGACAGAGGACCGTCCTCAGGCTCCGAAAAGCCGATAAGTCTCTCGATAAGCTCGCCAAGGCTCTTGAATGCTTCTTTAATATCTTTGAATTTTTCTTTCACGCCCGCAATAAAGTTATCAATGAGGTCTCTGCCCCAGCCCTTTATTGCTTCCCATTTCTCTGAAATCCAATCAGAAACACGGAGATATATCTTTGCTGCCTCATCGCCGAGTACGGTGCCGATACCCACGAACATATTTTTAAGCCCTTCAAGCAACCTCGGCATTGCTTCCCATAGCCCTGCAAGCAGCGCTGCTAACAATTCAACGCCTGCGTCAAGTAACTTATGGAGATTTTCCGGCTCCGTTAAGGTTTCACCTATTGTCATCACCATATCGATAACCGCAGGAATTAACACGGGAAGATTTTCAGCAATTCCCAACGCTAACGACTTCAACACCTCTAACGCCGCCTTGAATATCTCGGGCAAATTCTGTGTAATGCCTTTCGATAAGGTCATTACAAGAGTTAATGCGGAATCCGCAAGCGTCGGCAACACCGTGATAAGTAACTGCGGTATCTGCTCACCGAGCGCAGGGGCGATCTGCACAACTGCGTTGCCGATTCCTTCAAGAGCATTTCCGATTACAGGTATAATATTGCTAATCGCTATTCCCGCTCTTTCCATAACATTGCCGACGAGTTCGCCTACATCTTGCTCGGGGTCAGATATTCCCGTTACAAGATTTTCCCAAGACGCTTTCAACGCTCCGAGCGACCCGCTTATTGTATGGTCAGCTTCTTTCGCTGTTGCTCCCGCTATTCCGAGGCTTTCTTGAATAACGTGGATTGCCTTATATACATCCTGTAGGTTATTGATATCGTAGTGAATACCCGAAATCTTTTCAGCGTCTGCAAGTAGCCGCTCCATTTCCTGTTTGCCTTGATTATAACCCAGGTGAAGGTTATCGAGCATTGTATAATTCTGCTTCGCAAATCCGGCATAAGCATTTTGAATTGATTCGAGCGGAGTACCCATCTTATTTGCGTTATCCGCCATATCAATCATCGCCATATCAGCGATTTCCGCCGCTTTTGCATAATCCTCGGCAGATTTTACAGCGTCGCCGCTCGCAATCACAATCGGTTTCGATAAAGCCTCTTTTTGAGTCGTCAAGTTCTTTTTCAACTCTTTCAGCTTATCATTCTGCATATCCTTATAATCTTTGAGTTGCTGGCTGTTTGCTCTGCGAGCTTCTTTCAGCTCTTCCTCATTTGCCTTTTTCATTTCGGCGAGGGTAGCCGCTGATTCTTCTTTTATCGCCTGCGTTTTTGCGTCTTTCTGCTCTTTGGCGGCTTCTTTTCGGGCAGCCGTTTCTTCCTTGATAGCGTCTTTCTGCCCTTTGAGCTTTTCGATTTCAGCGTTTCGAGCCTCTTCAACACGCTTCTGCTGAATTTTCGCCTCAAATTCCGCAAGATCATCTTGATACTTCTGCCTGTCCTCAATGCTTTCGGCTTCGGCGATTTTTTTCTGTAACTCTTCTCTCTTCTTTGCGTTCGCCTGTTCCTCGGCGGCTTTTCTTTCCGCTTCGGTCTGCCCTTTGAGTGCGGCTATCTGCTCATCTATCGCTTGAAGCCTGTCATACTCTTCTTTGTCTATGAGTTTTAGGCTTTCCCGGTATTCCTTATCAATAAGCGCAATTTTCTCTTCGGTTGCTTTTTGATATGCTTCTACCTCTGCGTCCTGCGCCTCTTTGATTCCGTCAAGCCTATCTTCAAGCGAATCTTTGAGGGTATCATACTCTTTTTCGTATTCGGATTTTACGGCGTCATACTGCTCGTCAAGGGCTTCCGACCGAGCCTTAATCTCTTCTTCGGATAACTCAATAACCTGCTCATTACTGGACGCAAGCAAAGCCGCCGCCATTCCCGTTACAGTTTCCATATACTGATTGGCGGAAACGCCTGCGGTTTCATACGCTTGTTTTGCGTTTTCGAGAACCTGCGGGGCAGCAGATACCGTTCCTTCGAGATTTGAAAAAAGAGTTTCCACGCCGCCTACAAGCTGTTCGTAGTTAGCAAACGATTCAACGCTTTCTTGTGCTAACTTTCCTACCGCCGCCGAAGCCACCGCAAATCCTGCCGCCGCCACTTTGCCGATACCTGCGAGAGCTTTGCCTATCTTACTGCCTTTGCTTTTGGCGTTGCCCTCGGCGTCATCAAGCCCTTTTTCATATTCGGATTTATCAAGGGCAAGCTTCGCAAAAAGGTCAAAAACATTCATTCATTCACCCCCTTAATCAAATATCAAGCCCGCTCGTTCTATAATATCATCAGCGATTTCTTCTGCACTTCTGCTGTCTGTTTCTGTCTCGCCTAATATCTCATCAAGCCCCTTAATGAGCCATTTGCTCTGCGGTACTAATTGAAGCTCCTTCGCAATATAAAAACGGTATGTCTCCTCTCGAATTACCGACTGCAACCGAGCCTCGACATACCGTGAGAAGTTTTTTATTTTTTTTGCTCCTCTATATTCTCCGTAGCATTCCCAGAAGACACGCTCACCTGTGCTTCCTTGACCGCAAATCCGAAAAAACTCATAAAGTCAGAATTGTTAAGGATTTCAAGGAGAATATTTATTATTCTTGCAAATGCGTTTACACCGTCAACGGGAGTAGGGTCAATTATTCGTAAGATTTCATTCCCCGTCTCTGCATTCTCTTTCAGCATTACTTTCGCAATGTCAATCGGCTTCTTGCTGTCCTTGAATGCGAGCTTTACTTTATCGTTATTTATCATTTTAACGAAAGGCTCCAACAAATCCGCCCACAATTCTATCGCTTCTGCCCCTTGATAATCGCTTAACTTCTTCATAACTTATCCTTTCTTATGTTCCGGATGTACCGGCTTTAATATAGATTTCGTAAGGCACTTCATCCTGTGCACTCATCGAGTAATGACCCGTGAATGTGAATGCGAAATTACCCTTTGCTTTATCACCCGTCTGGAGCGCAAAACCGCCTGTATTAAGCGCATTTTTGAGCTTTATTGCGAGAAATCCTGCATTTTCACCCGTATTCACATTGGAATAATCGCCGATAAACCATATATCGCTGAAATCGGTATCTGCGAGATCGTTTCTCGGGATAATCTTTGTGCTATCCGTACCGTCAATATCAGCAATAGCCAGCATTTTCGCAGTTGCCGCCTTGACGGTGACGAATGTGCCGCTCATCGTGACCTCTCTCTGATCTATCTGTTTCAGCTCCTTCATATTCTTCGGGCAATTATCAATATCCTCGCCGAGATCAATGAAGGAAATCGCATCCGCAAACTGTATTCCGCCCGTGGTAGCACCGATAAGCCCGTTTTCGGCTATCGTACCAGTGGCGGGAGTAAATCCCGATACAAGAATACCTGCATTCATCTGCAAGGTCTCGAATGTATCGGTAGGAATCTGCGTGAATTTCATATTTTCTCCCCCTTAATCAATAAATTCTAATTCAAGATTCAGCACAATACGCCTTATCAGGTCATCGCTCGGATCGCCGAGCCTCTGTGCGAAAGGATTTCCCCTTTTCAGCCATATCGCCCCGCTATCCGTCGCTATCATTATGCCGCCTCTCGTTATCTTTGCTTCTATTTGTTTTTTCAGCGTTTCCGCCTCGCTCCAACTGCTGCTCCGTGTCCATATTGAAGCCGAGCTTGCTATTTGTTCCCCGAAATCGTCGCTGACTCCCTCGTATGTTATTCTCGGGAATCCTGCGCCGTCGGGTACGCTTGTTTCATCATAAGCCGTTGCAATCCGTCCCCAGAACGCTTGATACGCCTGCTCTTTATTCATCGGTATCACCTGCGTCTCTGATGATTTCCCCGGTTTCAATTATAAAGCCTTTTCCGCAATTCGGGCATTCAAGCTCTTTCAGCAATACTCCGTATGGTCTTGCAGATATAAAGCGTTCCCCGCATTTTACGCATATAACTTCGCTGATTATGTAAGGCTCTTTTTCGCTCACGGTATCTGCCACCTTTCCGCCGTGTACTGTCGCATATTCAATGACGCACTCTGCGGCGTTTTTTTATCGTCTGTATTGCTTGTAAGCCTGAATACGGCATTGTCGCTTTTCCGCCTTATGACGGTATGATAATCAAGCTCAATATCTTTTCTCACCGTCAGCGTATATGATTGACTTGTTCCGAGTGCCTGCGCTATCGTCTGCTCTGCGCTGTTGTCAAGTACGATAGCCCCTTGAATTACCGCTCCGTCTGTGTACTGCGTGATAACTCCGCCGTAACCGTCATCAACAACGGCTTTATTCAGCACGGTAAAATCTTCGTATGCTTCACTTAACAGGCTCATAGTCTTGCTCTCCTGTATATGTTCAACCTCTGCTTATATGCGCTTTTCCAAGTGTTTCCCGTGGAACTTTCGCCGCTTCCTGCTCCCGCTTTGGCGTATGAATATCCGCCGAAACTCTCGCTTTGATACGGTGACATAGCAGGGCTATCCGCTCCGCCGTTTTTTTCTTGCCATTCCTCGATCTCTTCAACAAGTTCAAGAAATGCCTGCGGCGGTGACATCACCCATACGCCGCCACGGAACTCTTCATCAATCAGTTTTTCATCGCTTCGGTGAATGCCGTCATTATATCGGCTTCCGCTTATGCGAATCAGCGTTGTTTGCGGTAATGATAAAGGCGGTGTCAATACGCCGTCCTCTATCTTGAAATTGCCGATATGCTTATCTTCATCTGCCGTAAAATAATTGCGGATATCGGCGCATATTTCATCAATAACAGCCATATTACACCGCCTTTCACTTCGTTAGGATTTTTTATTCTGCCACTTAATAACGGGCGTTTTGAGCTTATTTTCAGCCGATTTCAGAAAGTTTATGCGTTCCTTGCTCTTTCCCTCTGTCGGGAATATATCGCCCGCTCTGTAAACCTTGTTGCCGTCTTCGAGGTCGGCAAAATCCTTAATCACGATATACATAATTAGGTACCGCTCGTGATTGTGCCTTTAACAACGCCTGCGGCATACTCAACAAAGAGCTGAATACCGCTCATTACAAGGCTTTCGAGCTGCGCTCTTTCCTCGTTCTGATAACCGCTCTTGATACCGATATAGCCGGTTTCGTCTGCGGTAAGCTCGAATGATTCAGCAACATCGCCGTTCATAGTCAGATAATAGAGAATAAGATTCTCTTTTGCGGTTGCAACGAATGTTCCCTTTGTAACCTGTGCAGACATAATTACGGTGCCGAGGCCGAGGAAATTCTCGATATAATTCATACCGAATACGGTCTGTGTGGTGATGTCAGCCTTGCCAAGGTAATCAGCAACATCGAGAGGATTCACGAAATAAACCGCCTCTGCGGTATCATCCTCATAAGCTACCTGAAGCTTGCCCCAAGCGTCAGCAAGTGCCGCCTGTAAGCCTACGCCAGTAGCGGAAACGCTGCCGGTAATAGTGCCGTTGATAAGATTGAAGAAGTCGGTACGAATGCCCGTCTGCACGAGCTTGAGCAGCTTTGCGTCTGTTCTGATGACCGCTTCATTCTTTCCGCTCTTTTTAATTGCCTCTGCGGTAACGGCTTTTCTCCACTTTTTGAGTACGATTTCGCCGATAGCGTCTTTTGTGACCTCAATCTGTGAAAGAGGAATAACCTCGCCCTCGGGAACAGTACCATTCTGGAGAGTGCCGGTCGTGCCGTACACATACATTGTGGTACCTTCCATCATCGGGATTTTTCTTGTAACGCCGAGGACTTCAAGAAGTTTGTCAAGTGATTCGTGCGTAAACTGATTTACGAAATCAATCTCACGCACCCTCTTCATATGCTGCGCCTTGATGAGATTAGCTTCTGCGTCTGTAACGATATTCGCCATAATTCTTTCCCCCTGTTTTTTTAAGATTCAAATAATTCAAAGTTTTCTGCCATAGCCTTTTGTCTTGCTACGGTGTCCTTTATTGCGAGGATTTCTTCTTTTGTCATTTTCGATCCGCCCGTGTTGCTTGTCGGATTCGCCGTTTTCGCTCCCTGAAGGTGCTCTTTCGGAATGAATTCCGCCCATTCTTCACGCAGGCTCTTGCTCAGGTCATCTTTATTCTTGATCTCGCCGTCTTTGTCAAGGTCAATTTTGCTGATGTCCGATACCTTCAATATAGCCGAAACTCTCTTATCGGTTATACCAAGCTCCGAGAGGACTTTCTTATATGCGGCTTCTTTCGCACTATGATTTTTTTCATCCGAAATCTGCTTTTTGTAAGCGTCAAAATCGGCTTTCAGCTTGTCATAGTCCTTTTCGCCGTCTATTTTTTTCTGTGCCTCATCAAGCTCTTTTTTGGTATCGTTGTACTTGCTCTCGAAATCCTTGTATTTGTCAACATCTTCACGCAGTTTATCCCGCTCCTCTCGGAGTGCTTCAATACTGCTTGTGTGACCGCTGATAATATCGTCAACAGCCTCTTTCAGCTTGTCGGCGGGCGTATCTGCTCTACTGAGGATTTCTCTTACCTGTGCTTTCGTTAATGACATATTTTCAATCTCCTTTTTCTCGGGTGCGATTCTTCCGCACTTTGATTTGACATTATTCTAACATTCTTTTTTTAACTTGTCAAGTAGTCTGCCTTTACTCCGTTGTGCCTGCTTCAAGCGACGCTTTCATAATCTTGCGGTATTCTTCGCTATGGTTTGCGACGGCGTCTCGCAGAAAATGAGCTTTGCCGGGCACGTGATCTATATCCCGAAATTCAACATACGGCGCATATTCGACATTCGTGCCAATATATACCGTCATAGGCTCGGGCGTTGAGTGTAACTTTGCGTCTCCTGCCTGCGCCTTCTCATCTGCTTCACTATGTTTTTCCGCAGTAGCATAAGTTATACTGTCCTTTAATCTTCCCGTGTCAACAGGGCAATCGTCTTTTGCATAGCCCTCGGCAGCCTCGCCGATATGTGCAAGCCCCCGCATAATTGCCTGTTCACACGCTTTTATTACCTCGCCTTTTCTGCTCGTGAGCGATAATGTTTCTGATATTACTGTTTTGCTCATAATATCACCTCGCCTTTACCTTTTTTTTCGGTGGCTTTGTTTTGCGTATCACATAAGTCTGGTAATTTTTGCCGCCTATCTTGGTCGTTTTTATCTCAACTACCTCCCAATCTTTCGCATATACCAGCGATTCGGCTTGGTCAAATTGCGATAACGATTCTATCGGCAGCTGGCTCACCTCTCCGGTTGTTTCAAATATTACCGCATCGTCAACCTGACCGAGGAGATCTGGTAGAGCATCGGTCTCTTTGGCGAATGACCGCAGTGCGCCTTGTTCTTTGTCTTGCGGCTCAAAACTATATGCTGAAAAGTCAAACTCGTCATCTTCTTCAAGCAGGTTTCGTTCAGCTGTTCTCGTGACAGATTCTACTCTATACATCGGTTTGTCGATTACCTGCATTGCATCGGTAATTTCATCAAATTGTCTTTGATTCAAGTGCATTTCTTCGCCTGTTGTGTAGTCTGCTATTGCTTCCTTTGTGTCTTCGCTCAATCCGTCAAGTGCTCCCTTGCTATTACTTGCTTTCTCCTCCTCCTGCCTGCGTTTAATCTCGGCTTGTATTTGTTCCTTGTGCAACTTTGTTGTCGGGTCATAATCTACTCTCACAATAGTTCCGTCAGCTCTGCGAAAGCCTATTAGTCTTGATTTCGTTGTGCAACGGCAATTATAAACGGTTTCGGGTGCAGCGTGAGGGTCACCGGGATAATCTATTTTATTATTGTTACCGTCAACAAAAGGCTCGTCAAGGTCAACCTCCTGCCCGTCCATTTCCAAGTGCCAATCACGGGTGCGCTCGTCGCCTGTGGCAGTCCAAATCCGTTTCATTACTGCGCCTTGTTTTGCGAGGTTGCGGTATCTGTCTTGCCTGCCCTTATTTTCTGCTCCATTCACAAGCGTTCTTGCGTTTCTGATAGCGGCGTTTTTGTTGCGCCGAAGGAGCTCGCTCATTTCTTTGCTCGACAGACCTTTTGTGTCTGATTTCGCCATTATTTCGGGGAAAATACGGTCGGCTATCTTATCCATACTTTCCCCTTGTACAATGCCCTGAGTGACTTGTGAATTGATATATTTGGTATTCCACCGCTTATCTGCGGCTACATCAATTTTTTTCTTCGGCAAATCGATATCGCCGTCTGTAATAAGCCTTTTTACCGTCGCCTCATCCGCCATATCGAAGCGGAAACCGAGATCAACAGCTTCCGCTTTCATTTCGGCGTTATAAGATTCTGTGTAGTATGACGGGATTTCTCCGTTGATATAATTAAGTGCGTTTTGATTTGCGTCTGCAAGTTTATCGGTGGTCTCGCTGACTATCTTTCGATATTCGGCATTACCGGTTGTTATCCTCTGCTTTTCTTCTCGGAGCTCTCGCTCAAGTTTGGCAATTTCTTTTTTGTCGCCGCTTTCCTTTGCTTTCTGAAGCTCATCTTCTTTGCCTTTCAGCTCCTTTGCGGCGGCTTTGAAATACTTTCGCCATTCCTTGCCGACGCCCGCCATATCTTTTCCTGCGCTCTGGTATATTCGGCTTATATCACGCTCCAGTTTCCTCTCCGTCGCCATTTACCGCACCGCCTTCATCATTCTCGTATCGGCTCATATCTTCCTTTTCCCGCTCTTCAAGAATCGTTTCTATTTCGTCAGGCGTCAGAAACGGGAGCTTTTCGAGCACCGTTCTATCATCAAGATACTGCGCCGCCGATAATACCACCTGCGTATCTTCCGCCTTATTGATAACGGGATTTCTCTTGTATTTCGGAGCGTCCTCAATTTCAAGCAAGTCAAGCACCGCATATATGAAATCATTTACGCAAGCCTCGAAATCGTCTGTTTTCAGGTCGAGATTTGTATAAAGCCCTCTGATAGCCGTCGCCGTTATGCTTCCGCCCGCAATCGCCTTTGTGTCAACCGCCATAGCGTCATCATATATACTGTTGCGCAGATTGGCGAGCATAGCCTCTTTGCCTTGATACGGAACATCGAGAGTGTGTGCCTCAGCCTGCGAGCCGTCATCGTCAACCGTTGCCGCCTTGATTACCCGCATACGCTCAACGAACTTCGCAAGGTCGACATCATCCATACCGCCGCTGTTCTTAATAGTCCAATATATTACGCTTGCATCGTCAAGGTCATTCGCAAGACCGCTCTGTATGAGGTCATAGCCGTCTATTTTTTCCTGCAATCCCTCGAAATCACTCTGTCTATTTGATGAATCATTAGCATACAGAGGAACGATCGGGAATCCCGGATAATTCTTTCCGTCGATAATCTCAACGCCGTCCGCCTGCGTTTCTCTCACGGTCTGGATATAATTCTGTTTTTCTTTCAATACCTCGAATGTGGGCTTATCTTCACGGTTTGCCCGCCTTTCGATATATTCGGTGTAGCCGTCTTCTTCATACAGAGTAGCCCTCATAGGCTTATCGGGCGCAATCTGCCAGAATCTTATACCGGCGTGTAATGCTCCGTCCTCTTCGCCATAAAGCGGTACAAATTCAAGGGCTGAAAATACATCTATGCGGTCATAATTGACGAATCCGTATGCAGCTCCGCCCCATAAGGCTTTTTTCGCAAGATTCATCATCATTGTATCGAATTTCTTACCGCCGAGCTTTTCTTTTGTTTCTTCGTTGTTGAATGTAACGCCATTGCCGAGTAAATAGCTGACTTCCTGCCTCACAAAGAACGGGAAAAAGCCGTTACGGAACTTGTAGCAGGCACTGTAATAATCGGGAACAGCTTCTCCGCTCAATTTGAACAGCACTTTTTGATATTTCATAATCGTTACATTTCGCCGCTCGTAATACTCCCGTGCTTTCCTCGCTTCAAGGTAATGCTTACTGCTCTTGTACTCCGAAATAGCATTGTATGTGAATAACTGCTTTTCCCGCTCGTTATCCGCTATTTCGAGCAAATCTTCATAAGTTTTCATTATTCTTCCCCCTTAAAATAACGATTGATATTCCTCGTTCCTGCCCTTTTTCATCATAATTCGGGCAAGGCTCGCTGCGCTATCCGGTGCGTCATCGTGTTCTGCGTCTTCGTAATACTCACATATCTGCTTGATATATTCCTCATCCGTTCCCTCAACAAACACAAGGTCTTTCCATATTGCTTTCAGATATGTTACGATTTTGAGATATTTATTCATTCCCTCGTGATATGTGACTACCCTCATACCGAGCTTTCGCATTTCCTTTGCGACCATTCCTTTATCTGCGTTATCTTCGTTGTAGAGCTTCGGCACTTGATACTCCGTATAATCTTTGAGTATATCGGCATAGCACTCGTCAACGGCTTTTCTCCGCATTTTCCCGTATAGATAATATTTACCCTCGTGCTTCGCCATAATGCTCCACGCCGTATAATCTTCGCCGTAAAATGCACTATCAACCTGCATATATCCGCCGCATATCGTTTTCGCCTCTGCTCCCTTTTGCGGATTCGTAAAGATAACATTCTCGCTCGCAATAAATCGCAATTCGTAGTTTGCCGCAAATAAACTCGGTAACATACTGCCTTTCAGTTTTTCCCGCTCTTCATCAGATATGAGCTTCTTAACCTCGGGATGATAACAATCGTATCTTTCCGCTTCGGGCATTATCGAGAAACAATCCTCTTCGTGCCACGGCGTTCCCGTATTGAATATCTTGCCGTCTCTGTTTACGATATTCAGCAACTCTTGATATTTCAGTTTTGTTTTTTCCCGCTCCGCCTTTGATATGCGGTCTTCTATATTAACAATATCGTCCGTGAATACATAATCATAGTGCTTGCCGGTTATTGACGATCCGCAGCCTTTTCCCATTAACTGCGGTGTTCCCTTAATATCTGCCGTCAGATTCGTTGTAAGCTCCGTTGCGCTCTCAGTAGTCAACTTTATATTGACATTATACAACACTTGCACAAAATATGCAAATTGAGGCGTTTTGAGTATTTTTGCGACAGTAGCAATAACCTCTTTAACATCGCCGTCTGTCTTTCTCATAAACAGTATGCGCTTGTTCGGGTGAATAATCATCAGAATTGCAATCGCAATCGCCACGCAAGTAGTCTTGAATGTTCCACGGGAAGCAAGAAGCGTTTTATCCTGCTTTCCGCTAATCATTTTCCTTATCCACTTATTATGCAAATCCCCTAATCGGGAAAAGCCGACAAGATTTCCTACTCTTGCCGGCTGCTTCATTAAGAACGATATAAGGCTACTCTTCGTCATACTCTTCTACCATTTTTTCGATTTCGTCTATTACAGATTGCTCAACCTCTGCAATCATCACCCGCTCAACAGGTTTTTGCCCTGCGGTATCTCGCACGGTTTCAAACGCCTTTGTATCACCTTTCAGAGCCTTTTCAAACTGCTTTATAGCGATTGCTTCGGCTCCTGATATTGTTTCCCCCTCTTTGCTCTTGAAGTCTTTATCGAGCAGAGCTTCAAAGGCTTTCCGCAAATCCCGCTTTGCTCTGCGGGCTTCTCCACTTGCAATTCCGCCCTTCGAGTGTTCTTCGGGTGTAAATGTGTGCTTCTCATTGCCTTTTAATAAATTCTTCTCGTTCGCCATTTTTTTCGCCTTTCGTAATTTTTCGGTTGAGATATAAGAACGGTGTATCTATTAACGCGGCCGCCATTTCAATTACGCTTGTGCTGACTGCAATATTGATTATTGTCTTTATGTCGTAAATGCCCCAGAAAGCAAGCCCAATGAATCCGAAGTTTTCAAGGCAATTACAAAGAATGGTCGCCACATTGTTTCTCAACCACATTGCCTTCCCACCCGTTTTATCTTTGATCTTATCAAAAATAAAAATATCTCCGAGATTCGCAATAACATACATAATCATTGATGAAATACTTATGCGCAGGTTTAATCCGAATAATGTTCTCATTGGGCTGTCAGCGTAGTCAAAAGCACTCGGTTTATATAGCAAGGCTATTTGTGTTGCGATAATCAGCACCGCCGAAGAAAATAAGCCGAGCATTACCGCCTTTTTTGCATATTTCTTGCCGTAGCACTCTGACAAAATATCGGTTGCAAGGAAAGTTGACGCAAACATAACTGTTCCGATTGCGGTATCCATACCGAATATTGTTGCATTCTTCGCCGTTATTATATTCGCAAGAATAGTCGCAATCGCTACCCACGCGATCACGCCGTCACGCTTAAAAAATTTGTTTGTGAGCGACAAAAGCCCGAAAACGGTTACTGTCTCAATAATAAAGATTATATTATTCATTCTTTTACTCCGTAGTTTTATATTAAGGTTGGATATTGCAAACAACCTTTATAAATGTGTCTCTGCATATTTTTGAAATTTAAGCCATTCCATATAGTTGATAAGTGCCGCCCGCCGGCTATCTCCGATTCTCTTTCCTTCTGGAACATCATACTTCTTCATTGTTTTTCCGTCGAAATGATAAATATATCCGAATCTGTTGCCGGTTGTCCAAGCGGTGCTATCAACACTGTCGAAATGGTATAGCTTTAATTTTGATAGCTTTGTGTAGCCAAGTCCGTGTATCTTCGCACCGTGTTCGTGCGCCTTGTCAATAAACCAAGGTATTAACTTTTCAGCTCTTTCGTTCCATTCTCCGCCTACTATTCCGCCGAGTGCGACATACGGGTATTCTTCGCAGGTTTTTATAAATTCTTCTTTGCCTCTTGTTGAGTGCCACACGGGTATCGGTTGCCGCCCTGTTAACCTTTCTAATTTTGCTCTATATTTGAGAACTTTGTCATATCCGACAACGCTGTCTATGTCGAGCTCAAAGAATTTTTCAACCTTGTTTCGCTTGACAAAATCTGCATAGCGTTCCAAATATTCCTCAAAATCAATATTCGCTTTCTTGCTTGATGTAAAATCAGACCCGCCCATAAATGTAAACGCTCCGCTATCAAGTAAAAAATCGCCGTAATAAGGTATGAGACGTTCGGTATCTTCATCAGCATAATAGAACGATTCGAGTATGTATGGACGGTGCTGAATAATTATAGGGTCGTAGCCCCCCCCGTCTCTCCAAGGAGCTACGCCTGCTAAAAACACCTTCATCTTTTACCTCGTCAGGGTAACCCCCCCTAATTGAACGATCGCTTTTGCCATATTTCCCCACATCGTTCCGCTCAGATAGATCATCATTTTCTTTCACCGGCGAAGTCAAGTCTTGTATCCAATGTCTTGACTCCCCCCCCCGCCAAAAATTTTCATCATATAAGCTTCTGAGTAAATTATTCTCGTTTAACTCTCCTTTTGCAAATCGTGAGAGCGCAGGCTTTAAGTTTCCGCTTATTCCGCCCGCCATATATATATATATATAAGCACTCCCTTTCACTATATTATGTAACCCGTTTTGCCCGGCAAGAAAGACCTTCATACTTCAAACCATTCGCCGCAATGAGGACACTGTATCTTTTTAGGCTCCTTTTCTTTTGCGGGAGCGTCTGTGAATAATTCATCAAGCAAACTTTCATCGAATGGTATCGGCTGCTCAAAATCAATATTAAAATCTCCGAAATCTAACTCGGATAATTCAATTTCAAGTTCGCTGTCAATCCATTCGCTTTCATTTAATTTATTATCAAGGATTCTGTATTCTCTGATTTGCTCTTCAGTCAAGCCCTCTGCGATTATACAAGGGCAATCTTTTATCCCGAGCGTTTTTGCCGCCTCGATTCTCCCGTGGCCTGCAACGATCACATTATTGCCGTCAATCAGAATCGGGCTTTGCCAGCCGTATTTTTGAATGCTTTTTGCGATATTTTCAATTTGCGTTATATTATGCTCTTTCGCATTATGCTCATACGGTACAAGTTCATCAATCGGTTTCCATATAATTTTTGTTTTCTTATCCATAAGTCCGCTCCTTTATCATTCTGTCAATTCTTCTCTCAACCTGCGACCAGTTCAGCATAACTTCGCATTCGCCTTTGTGCAGTTTAACTCCCTTGCTATCGTGGCTTTCTCCCGAGTGATTCCGCCCGCTTACTGCGTGAGAGCGACCGCCTATGCCGTATTCATTCTTCAGCATTTCAATTCGCTCGACTTTGTCGGTGTGCTCTGCAAAGAACGTCTTTATTCTTTCCTTGCCGCCCGATACACCGCTACCGCCCGCAAGTGCTCTGTCTATTTCATCATCCGTGATATACATAGCAGGCTCGTTGTCCTCGGCAATAGTGCTCTTGTATTCATTGCGCACCATACCTAACTCTGTAACTTGCTTGAACAATCTTCCCGGATTATAAAAATTAAATCGCAGTACCTTTTCGCCGTTTATTCCAGCTTGGATAATCTCATTCAGTTTATCAACAATTTTAACGGGATTCGTTTTCAGCGTCCCGCTTATCTCTCGCACCATATCGGGGAAAGTCATACAATCGTTGCTGAATGAATATTCATAGCCTGCGGTCAGATCACGGAACATATATGTTAGCGATTGCGCTATATCATCCCTCATATAGTCGGGAGCCTCGTCAATTTCTTTCTGCGTTGCAAAAATCCCGGCAGCAAGCATACTCTTGATTTTGGCTTCTACCCATTCCCAAGTATAATCCTGCGTTATATGCCAGCACTTGACCGTCATTGTATATGAGCGGAATTGTGCCGATACCTTCGTTTCACCGTCTTTAAGCCCGTATCCGCCGTAATATACCTTTTTCAGAAATTCGGTGTTATCCGCTTTTCCTTTTGAGAATTCGGCAATTATCATTTTTCGTGAATCCTCAATACCGCCGTATCTCAATATCTGTTCGATATATTTCTCTGGTATCTTTTCTTTGCTTTCGGCGGGGATCTCGATTGTCGCAAATGTCAACTGTTCGTATTCCATTATGCAGCCTCACTTTCGAGCCAATACTGGCACACGGTTGTTTCTCTGCCGTTCCTCGCCTTTACCGTTATTCTTCGGCTTCTGATGTCATATCCCGCCTGTTTCAGCTCGCTTATTCGGGTCGCAAGTTTCGTTATGCCGAGATCGTTAAACGCCTGCCACGGTGTTATTGTACCATACTTGCGCAGGTAATTCAAGATGTCATCGTGTTGTGTTGCCATATTATTTCACCCTTTCGATTCTGTACAAGTCAAGGTCATAGTGCCTTTCTTCCTCTTCGGTCAGCGGTCGGTCATATACTATAATATCGTGATACCGCTTACTGTCATATCTGCGAATTACTCCCTTCGGCTGCGCTCCGGGGCTGAATCCTCTCAACCTCATTCCGTAATGCCATAATCTGTCGCTCATCATCCGTACCTCTTCCATATTTCATCGTTTTCGGGCTTCCATTCGTTTTTTACCGCTCGCCAATGCTCAACATCGACGCCGATTTTTCGCAATTCATATACGGCGTAAAATTCCTTTTCACGCTCGCCCTCTGCGGTAATCGGTGTCTGTCGGTAATAATCCATAAGCTCTTTTTCGGTTTCAAGATAATGCTCCCAAAATTGACGGAGCCTCTTTTTGCCGAAGCCGTAATGTAAGTGCAGAGTCAAAAGCACCTGAGCGTCATTGTTACACCCGTGTTTTTCGGCGTGATTGATTAACTGCCGGTTGACCTCTGCATTCAGAGCTTTCTGCCCTTCCTTCGTTAATTCATACCTTGGTATTGCTTTCATTTTTCCGCCCTCTTGTTATACGCTTCCATTAAGTTTTCCTTTTCTTTCTTGTCCAAGAACGATACTATTGCCCCGCATTTGGTGCAGTGAATAAGAAACATCGTAAACCCCTGAATAGGATATACTTTTTTACTCCCGCAAAACGGGCACGGTTTTAATTCATTCATTCTTCGTTATCCTCACTTTCATCTTCATTTACCTTACTGCAATTATCGCAATCACCGGGGCAATAGTCGCCGTCGCATTTTTCGGGCGTGTAAGCCCATTTACTTACGCTCATTTTGTTCCTTTCCTTTCCTTTCTCCGTAACTGCAAAAATCATCGGGATGTAACGCCATATTGCTATCAACAAAACCGCCACTACAATAATGCGATTTGAAACTTTTAGTATAAGCCATATAATCTGTATAATACTTACAATCCTTACACCTCACTACCTCTACAACATCAGCAGAGGGCATATTCTTGATATCGGAAATCGTCTGCTTTAATACTGTGCTTGACTTTATTCCATCAACTGTTTTCCAATCCCACAGTTCCGTTTCTATTGCCTTGATAAGTTCATCTGCATTTATGTATTTACTCATCTTAATCACCAATCCTTTTTTGTTAATTTATAAAAGTCATTCCCATCGAATGAGCAGACCTGCACCTGCGCTGCGTGCCACGAGCTGTACCCTGCACACCACGCAATTATCGGCTCGGTAGTAACTACCGTGTGATTGTAGAAAACATCGGTAACCGCCTGCCTGACCCGCTCATTTGGAGTTTTTGTATAATGTTCCTGATAGGTCTTCCGCACCGAGGCTATATCGTATGCGTGCCCGAGTTCCCTCTCTCGGATTATCTGATTGCGGATTGCCTGTGCCACCGCCACGCAGCCCTCATAAGAGCCGTAGCCGGTTTCATTCATCACTACTCCGCAGATTTCTTCGTATTCAGCCGCCGTGATATAGGCCTCTTCGCCGTCATCATAGTAAAACGCTATTTTAGAGCTGATTTCAGAGGCTTTTGCCGTTGTGGTATAAAATGTTGTATTATCGGTCAAAGCCTCTGTTTCTGCTTCTGTCGCTTCGGTTTCAGCCGCTTCGGTTGAAATCTCAACTGTCGAGTTATCCTCGGTAGTTTCAATTTCGGCATTTTTTGAAATTTCTTTGCCTTTGCAGGATAGTGAGAATATCAAGGCGAGCGTGATGAGAATTGTTATTATAGGTTTCATACGGCAAAAGTCTCCTGTTTTGCATTTATAAACTCGTTTCTCCTGCGAATAGCCTCTTGCTCCGCAAGGTATGCCGATAAGCCCATTTCCATATCAGACAGCATTTTTTCTTTTGCTTCGGCATAGAAGTCTTTTTTAATTTCGAAGCCGTAAGCGTTACGCCCGAGTTCATAAGCAGCTCTGATTGTGCTTCCACTCCCCGCCACCGGGTCAATTACGGTGTCGCCCTCATATCAGACAGCATTTTTTCTTTTGCTTCGGCATAGAAGTCTTTTTTAATTTCGAAGCCGTAAGCGTTACGCCCGAGTTCATAAGCAGCTCTGATTGTGCTTCCACTCCCCGCCACCGGGTCAATTACGGTGTCGCCCTCATCGGTAAATATCTCAATAAGCTCCTTCAACACGGCTATCGGTTTTTGCGTTGGATGAAGTTTCGGGATCTCTGCTCCGTCCTTCTTCCAATTAAACCAGTTGAATATCATATTGCCGTTGTTGTTGAATTTCGGGAGCTTATCCCGATATAAAACAAGTGCGTATTCCGTGGCTCCTACGATTTTCATATTCGCTTTCAGTACCTGAGCCGAAAAATTCTTAATAAATACAAGCGGATAGCTATTTTTGAATCCGTATCTCTCGCCATATTCTTTAACCATACTTAATTGCTCAAAAGCGCAAAATACTATCATCGCAGGGGCTTTCCCCGTCTGCTTTGGCTCCTTAATTAACATATGATTGCAGAAGTGCATAAATTCGGCAATTCTAAAATCTTTATCGGTATCGAAGAATGCCTTGCCCGCAAATTCGCTTTCGCCGTTCTTGTTATCTCCGTCTTTATACCATTGAGGATTGCTCGCATAAGCGTTATTGCCGAGATTATAAGGTATGTCGGCGATTACAAGCTGAGCTTTCGGTATTCCATAGACTTTATAATTTTGAAAATGGTCATTGAATAAATCCCATTTAACTTCTTTTGTTATCATTTCCCCGTACTCCCGAATCCGTTCTCACCGCGCTCGGTGTCGTCCAGAGCGTCAACATATTCAATCTCGGGCGCTATGTACGGCACAAGCACAAGCTGAGTTATCTTCATTCCTCTTGTGAATCCTTTAATTAAATCCCCGTGATTGTAGAGCTTTGCCACTATCGACCCGGTATAGCCCTCGTCAATCACTCCCTCGGAGGTTATGCCGTACTTCACATTCAGACCCGATTTGCTTTTGAGCATACCGACATAGCCGTGAGGGATTTCGATATGTACGCCCGTATCTATTACAACGCTCTCACCGGGATTGATGACGAATGAAACGGGAGTGCAGAGGTCAAGGCCTGCGTCTGTTGCGTGCGCCCTTACGGGCTTTATTGCGTTATCATCAAGTTTGATTTTCATTTGTTTTTCCTTTCATATTTGAGATTGCCGCTCAGCTCGTTATCCTTAACGGAGCCGAAATCATAACTTCTGGTATCAGCTTGAGGTATTTTGCCCTGCTCACGATCTTTGCGGTACCAATTACGCATAGTGGCGAGGTGATCCGTGTATTTCTTTCCCGTGGATTTCATATAGCCCGA